ATAGCAAGGCACAAATCTTCTGAACGGAATCCTGATGTGACCTTGACTCTGCCGAAATGGTCCCGCACTGGCTGTAAAATATTTTCACAAAGTGCTTTTAGTTTTTCTATTTGACCTGCATTTGGATTATTGTTGATTCCCTTACGGACAGCTGTGTCCGATTTAATTAGCTCTAAAAGAGTAAAATTACGTGAAAGATTCATTTTATTTTGATTCAATAACTATCTTATCAATTGTTTCGCTTCCGTCAATATTAATAGAGATATAAGCTTCTACCTCTCCACACATTAATTGTTTGTTTTTCATGTCCATGTTGCGTGTCGCTTCTCTTTTCATTTTCAAACATGTACCCATTGAGTCTTGAATACGGTGCTCTACTAATTGACCATTTAAAAATAAACAAAGTGCAATTACAAATTTAGTTGTCATTAATGATCTCCATTTCCATTTGCAAATTTAATATCTCTTGTTGCATCTTTTAATTTTTCTATATCTGCTTTTAGTTTTTCAATTTCTTTTTCATGTGCTTTTAACATTACACCAGTGTGTACATTGTCTTCTAGTTGCTTTTGCATCTTCTCTATCTGGGTCGCCTGCCATTCCAGGATCATGAATTGCTCTTGGTCTATGGGTTTTTGAACTGATGCTTCTAATAAATCTTTTTCAAACAATTGGTTTTTTGTTTCTAACCGGTTGAGTCTTTCAATCACACCGAATGCAAACCAGGCGCCAATAGCTACGGCTGCTAACAAGGAAATTAAGTTCCGTAATGGTAAGCCGATCGAAGTGTTTTCTGAAATTTTTACTGACATGATAGACACTCATCAGAACCTGAATCTAATTCTGCTAATGCCTCTTCTTTACAATCTTGATTACAGAATAAATCCAATTCGTCTTTCGGTTCAAATTCTTTCTCACATTGTTTACATTTTTTCATTTTTTTATCCCTCGTTTTTTTCTTAAAATTTTTACTCTTTTACTCCACAACCATGTAGATATGTTAATTACAAATGTTTCTATTTTAGAAAATAAATTGTCTATAAATTCCAAAAAATTATATATTAATCTATCTAACATTAAAATAACCAATCTTTTATTTTTTGCCAAAATTTTTTCTTGACACTAGCTCCTAGCTTCACGCCACCACAATCACATTTATCACAAATACATGCGTCACATTTGTTACCACTTACATAAAAACCCTGTCCAATGCAATGACACCTGTGGTTACAAATACTACAATATTTTTTCATTTAAATTCCTTGAAGTCTTGGATCATTAGAAGTAATATTTTTAGTTGCTTTTGGTCTAGCAATTGAGTCTTTACTTCTTTTTCTAAGTTGAGCAATAGCAGATTCTTTCATCTGTTTTTGTTTTCTCAGTTCTTTTAAATCTTTTTCTAAATTCATTTGTCCTCCGTCGATTCTATTTCATAGAACATTTTGTCAGAATCTTCTGTAACCCAGTCCGAAGTTTCAACATCCCAGACCGTATTTTGTACTTTATAGTCAGGCCAGCTGTTATCAGTAGTGTAGCTATTAACATGCCACAAAATACGATTATTAGGCTGAGCTGCATAATTCCCGTTAGTAAGAGCCAGTATGTGCGCACACTTATGTTCTTGAGGAATTTCAGAATGCTCTGTATTAAGTATATTAGTCTCTGGATGAGCCCAGTCAACAGTAAATAAATATTGTCCATGGTAGAATTTTTTATCTTTTCCTAGATATTTACCATCTATGCCAGCCAACCAATCAAAACAATGCACGCTAGGCCAATAACTAAAACAATTCCACAACTGTAATTCGTTTGCCTGCATATCCGGCACATCGGCTCTGGAAAACTCTTTTTGAAAAAACGCTGATATAGGCAAACGCCAAAAGCACGCACCATTGGGTAACATGATATTAAATAAGAGTGCGCGACCTGAAATAGAGACCAGACCAAAGATAACGCAGTCAATAAAATCTTTCTTATATTTTGAATCCAAATCATAAAGATACTCCTTCCTTACTTTGCAATAGATTGGAGGAATGTTCGCGTTTAAATATGCCATAATATTTACCCATGTATTTCACCCCAAGTATTGCCATATTCATAATCAACCTTATTTGGGACAGCTAGTGTAACAGCATTCTCCATAATTTCAATTATCTTTTTAGCTTGCGCTTCTGACTCTACTGAGATGTCTAGTTCATCATGTATTTGTATGTGTGGTATAATACCTTCGTTGTATAAATCTAACATAGCTTTCTTTGTCATATCTGCAGCAGAACCTTGAATTAATTTATTCAAAGCTTTGTATGTAAAAGCTCTTTTGATTCTTCCTCTTCCATAAGTCCTTTCAGCTTCTTCTAAAGACATAGGTGTATGCATACCAAAAGTATTTGGTTCCCATTTATTAAATCTACATCTACGTCCTAATAAAGTTCCAATTGATCCAGATAGTTGAGC